ATGGGGGGGGACGTATCTCAATTTGAGGGCTGAACTTTGGCATAAAGCCAAGGCTTGGCTGGAGAAAAGGGACTGCAAAATACCGAATAACGAGGATTTGATTGCTGAACTGGCGACAGTCCGGTACACATTTACCTCTAACGGCAAGATCAAAATCGAGTCCAAGGACGATATTCGCAGACGAGGACTGAAGTCTCCTGACATGGCTGATGCGTTTGTGTTGACATTTGCCTCAGACGCTGCCACCATCTCTTGGGGAAAGAGCAGTTCATGGGGTAAGCCGATCAAAAGGCTGATCCGTGGGTTGGTTTGACCCGAGGGTTGAGAACATTGAGCCACTTAATACGTGGCTCTTTTTTTGCCTTATGGTAATATTCCCGCACCTTTCTGGAGACTTCTATGAATATGGACAAAGCCGCCAAGAAAATTGGCATGGTCATGGGTGAATACAAAGAAGGCAAGCTCAAGTCTTCTTCTGGTCAAAAGGTCAAATCTCGGGATCAGGCTGTTGCCATTGCCATGTCAGAAGCCAAGATGCCTAAGCGTGGTCAGCGTACTGCAACCAACAGGAGCAAGAAATGAAACAAGGTCTGTATGCCAACATTAATGCCAAGCAAGAGCGCATTAAAGCTGGCTCCAAAGAAAAGATGCGTCCTGTTGGGAGCAAAGGCGCTCCAACCGCCAAAGACTTCAAACAAGCAGCCAAGACTGCTAAAAAGAAATGATTAAGCGTGGCTCGGAAGAGTTCTCTGGCTACAACAAACCAAAGAAGACACCAGGCCACCCAAAGAAAAGTCACGCAGTACTAGCCAAGTCTGGTGACCAAGTTAAGTTGATCCGCTTTGGACAACAAGGTGTTTCGGGTAGCCCTGATGGCTCCAAGCGAAACGAAGCCTTTAAAGCACGACACGCAGAGAATATTGCCAAGGGCAAGATGAGTGCAGCTTTCTGGGCCAACAAAGTGAAATGGTGATCTATGAAATGCCCTATTGCGACCTATGACATCAAAGCCAACTTGAAGGCTCGTAATTGGGCTATCAAGAATGTAGATTACGGCCCTGCCAATCCTGAAGACGAGAACGAGGAATACTGGCAGAACTTGGCTGACATCTGGAAAGTCTCCATTGAAGATGTCCAAGAGATGCGTTGCGGTAACTGCGCTGCTTTCATCCAAACCCCCGAAATGCTGGACTGCATCGTTAAAGGCATTGACGATGAAGAAGATGGCTACGCTGCTGACGTACAAGATGCAGCAGACCTTGGGTACTGCGAGTTGTTTGACTTCAAGTGTGCTGGTGACCGTACCTGCTCGGCTTGGCTCACTGGTGGCCCCATTACCCAAAAGATGACCAAGGGTCAGCAGAATATGCTGATGATGGCTAAAACCGAATACGACATGGAAGATGAGGAAGATTAATCATGGAAGCAATAATTGCAGCGTTGTTAAAACAATTTGAAGCTGATAATGAATCAGTTGCGAATGCTGGACAAGCGGCGATGTCTCAGCCAATGTCATCTCCTGCACCTCAAGCAACTCCTATGACTATGGGCCAAGCGGCAGGGAATATTGCCACTCAGTCTTTGGGTCAGCAGATCCAACCAGCCATAAACTTGTACAACCAAGTTACAGCCCCCGGTGCTACTGCTGGCGACATGGCAAGCTCTGCCTTCCAGTACAGCATCCAATCTGAAAAAGATCCACAGAACAGGGTCGCCATCCCTGCTATGGCTCCAATGAACCCCTACGCCAACATGGCAAACAACACTGTAGGCGGTATCCCCTCTTTGTTGCAAAACACCCAATCTGGCCTCTTGCCGTATATCGGCTCACGGTAAGGAATTGATATGAACGAAAACCCAATGCTGATGGCCGAAACTCTGCAAGGCCAAATGGAAGGCGATGAGGTCATGTCAGAGGAAGAGCTTCAAGGCGTAATCTCTGCTGAAATCTACGATGCCATCTCCTTTATTGATGACGATATTGGTGGTAATCGTGCCTTGGCTACTGGCTACTACTACGGCGCACCCTTTGGTGACGAAGAGGATGGCCGTTCACAAGTAGTCTCAATGGATGTACGAGATACCGTACAAGGCATTCTGCCAAGCCTGATGCGTATTTTCTTTGGTCCAGAGCGTGTGGTTGAGTTCATGCCTCAAGGCCCAGAAGACATTGCAAACGCAGACCAAGCCACTGATTACGTGGACTTCATCTTCAAGCGTGACAACCCCGGCTTTAAGATTCTGCACTCTGCTTTCAAGGACGCATTGGTCCGTAAGTGCGGTATTGTGAAGTACTGGTGGGATGAGTCGGTTGAGGTCAGTGCTGAGTCGTTCTCTATGCTGGACGAGCAAAGCATGATGATGCTGGTTGAGAACCCAGACGTTGAGATCTCTGCTGTCCGTGAGTACCCAATCCCCGGTGCTATGCCTATGAACGAGGCTCAGGGCATTATGACCCCTCCTCCAATGATGTATGACGTTGAGATCAAACGCCGCATCAAGTCAGGCAAAGTCAGGATTGAGGCTCTGCCACCAGAAGAGTTCCTGATTGACCGCCGTGCCAAGTCCATTGATGAGGCGATCTTTGTTGGTCACCGCACCATGAAGACCGTCAGCGAATTGGTCGCTATGGGCTATGACTATGACGAAATGGTCGAAGCATCAGGGAACGGCAACGACTTTGATAACAACCAAGAGTATCAAGCTCGTAACCCGTTTGCTGTGATCAGCACATCGAACAACGGCGATCCCTCCAGCAAGAGCGTTCTGTACATTGAAGGCTACCTCAAGGTGGACTTTGACAATGACGGTATCGCAGAATTGCGCCGTATCTGCACTATTGGTACAAGCAACAAGATTATCCGTAACGAGATCGTTGCTGAACGACAATTTGCTGACTTCTGCCCAGATCCAGAGCCACACACCTTCTTTGGTATGTGCCCTGCTGATGTGGTCATGGACATTCAGCGCATCAAGTCCAACGTCCAACGTGGCATCTTGGACTCCTTGGCCCAAGCTATCCACCCCCGTACAGCCATTGTCGAGGGTCAGGCCAACATGGAAGATGTGCTGAACACTGAAGTTGGTGCAGTTATCCGTATGAGAGCGCCAGGAATGGTCCAGCCTTTTGTCACTCCTTTTGTTGGTCAAGCAGCATTCCCCATGCTGGACTACTTGGATGACATCAAGCAGACCCGTACAGGCATCTCCAAAGCCGCTGCTGGCCTAGATGCTGATGCACTGCAAAGCACCACCAAGGCTGCTGTGTCTGCCACTGTTAACGCTGCTCACCAGCACATTGAGATGATTGCCCGTATCTTTGCTGAAACGGGTATGCGTAAGCTGTTCACAGGCATTCTGAAGCTGGTCATTGAGAACCAAGACCGTGCCCGAATGATCCGTCTGCGTAACACCTTTGTGCCGATTGACCCCCGTTCTTGGGATGCCAATATGGATGTCATTGTTAACGTGGGTGTTGGTGACGGCACTATTGAAGACCGCATCAATATCTTGAACCAAGTGGCAATGCGTCAGGAAATGCTGATTAAAGAAACTGGGCCTAATAACCCTGTTGTTTCTGTACAACAGTACACCAATACTCTGACCAAGATGCTTCAGTTGGCTGGCATTAAAGATTCGCAGAATTACTTTAACCAGTTACCTGCTGATTTCCAATTGCCAGAACCACCAGCACCTAAGCCAACTCCAGAGGAAATGCTGGCGCAGGTACAAGTCCAATCTATTCAGGCTGATATTGAAAAGAAAGCCGCTGAATTGCAATTGGACCGTGAAAAGGCATTGTTGGCAGATGACCGTGAACGTGACCGTATTGAACAAGATGGAATCTTGCGTAGATATGAGCTAGAATTGAAATACGGTGTACAAATTCAAAGTGCGGAGATAAATGCCGCAATGAATAAAGACCGAGAGTTAATCCGTCAACAAGCTGCAATGAGTCAAGTGCCTCAACAGCCCCAACCTATGATGTGACATGGATGATTTTGAAATTAACCTCGCAAGAGGTGACAGAGCAAAACTTCTACTAGAGGACGATCTTCTAGTAGAAATGCTGAAGAAGATTGAGGATGATTGTTACCGTGAAATTCGGGCCTCCAAGTTAATGGAGGGTCCGATTAGAGAGCAAGCTTATTTGCTTTTGACCACGGTCGATATTCTGCGATCTAAACTGCGTTCTGTTATGGATACCGGGAAGATGGCAGAAGTAGCGTTAGCACGAACTCGTGGCCGTCCCCGTAAAAATCCAGATTTCAACTAAGAGGTAAATATGTCCGATAACGCACAAGCAGTCGGTTCGATTACAGTTAATCAAGCAGCGCAAAGCTTTGCTTCCATGCTAGACACCCAAGAGGGCGTTGACACTGGTGCAGAGGCGCAACCGGAGGAGGAGCAATCCGAATCTGAGTCTGAAGAGGTGGAATCTGCGGAGCCGCAAGATGAAACAGAGGAATCCTCGGAGGAAGTAGAAAGCGAAGACGAAGAGGCTGAAGAGCAAGCGCCAGCGGTCGAGAAGTTTGTTGTCAAAGTTGACGGCAAAGAAATCGAAGTACCGAAGGAAGAGCTTATCCGAGGCTATCAACGTGAAGCTGACTACACACGGAAAACGCAGAAACTTGCAGAAGAGCGCAAATTTGTCGAGTCTGAGTTTCAGCAAGTACGTGGAGAGCGTGAACAATACGCTCAGATATTGGGACAATTACAGCAAAAATTGCAGGAGTTTGAGCCAGCAGAGCCTGATTGGAACCGCTTAGAAGTTGAAGACCCGACTGAATATGCCCGTCAATGGACATCACATCAGCGCCGTCAGCAGCAAAAATATGCGGTTCAAGCCGAGCAAATGCGTGTTCAACAATTGCAACAAGCTGAGACACAAAAGCAGATACAAGCTGTTTTGGCAAAAGAAGTTGTTGCTTTGAAAGAGAAAATTCCTGAGTGGAGTTCTCCAGAGAAGGCCAAAGCAGAAGGTAAGGCTTTGTTGGAATACGGTCAGAGCATGGGCTTTTCCGAGCAGGAACTGAACGGTCTTACTGATTCACGGGCATTGCTTGCACTCCATAAGGCGTGGAAGTATGACCAGATGATGAGTAAGCGTCCAGAACTCCAGGCGAAGATTAAAAAAGCACCACGTATGGCAACTCCAGGGTCAGTGGGTAGCGTGAGTTCCAAGTCTGGTGATATCAATAACGCAAAAAAGCGTCTTGCACAGACCGGAAGCGTCAGAGATGCCGCATCCCTTTTTGAAAAGTTCATTTAAGGATTTATCATGGCAGCGATTACCAATACCTACACCCGATATGATGCCAAGGGCATTCGGGAAGACCTCTCCAACGTGATCTATCAGATCTCGCCAGAAGAGACCCCATTCATGAGCAACATTGGCCGTGAGAACGTGTCCAATACTTTCTTTGAGTGGCAAACTGATGACCTCGCATCTGCCGTTACTACTAACGCCCAGATCGAAGGTGATGACGTTACTACCTTCACAGCAGCCACTCCTACAGTTCGTTTGGGCAACTACACCCAGATCAGCCGTAAGGATGTGATCATCGCTGGTACTTTGGAAGCCGTTGACAAAGCTGGTCGCCGTAGCGAACTGAGCTATCAGATGGCCAAGAAGTCTGCTGAAATCAAGCGTGACATGGAAGCCACAATGCTGGCTAACCAAGCCGCTGCTGCTGGCTCCACATCTTCTGCTCGTACCACTGGCGCTTTGCTGGCCTTCTTGAAGACCAACACAAACGAAGGTACAGGCGGTGGCGATCCTTCTTACACAACCATTCCTACTGATGACCGTACAGACGCCACTGCTGGTGACCTGCGTTCGTTCAGCGAAGTGTTGCTGAAGGACGTTATCCAGAAGGTCTGGACACAAGGCGGTAACCCATCCATCGTTATGGCTGGTCCTGTCAACAAGCAGAACCTGTCCAAGATGGCTGGCATTGCTGGTCAGCGTTTCAACGTCACTGGTCCTAAGCCATCGACCATCATCGGCGCTGCCGACATCTACGTTTCCGATTTCGGTAACGTGAGCATTGTTGCTAACCGCTTCCAGCGTGAGCGTGATGTGTTCGTGGTTGATCCAGAATACGCAAGCGTCTGCTTCTTGCGTCCTTTCCAGACAGTCGAACTCGCCAAAACAGGTGACGCTGAGAAGCGTATGCTGTTGGTCGAGTGGGGCTTGAAGGTTAAGAACGAAAAAGCCCACGGCGCTGTGTATGACCTGAACAGCACGATTCAGGCCTAATCAAAAAGGGGGGAGGCTAAAACCTCTCCCTTTTTTTATCCTCTTACGACCATGACATCTAAACTTTTTGACTTTGATCCCTTAATGGGAACAAAAAAAATGTGGCATTACGATGATGCTACGGATGAAGCAGTGATTGAAACAATCATTGATGTATCAGGCGTTGTTGCTGACAACCAACAGAAATTCAATCAATTTGATGAAAAGGCCAATTGGAAGGGCGATATGCACCATGTTGCATCCATTCCTATGGCGCTGTTTTATAAAATGAAAGCAGAAGGAAAACTTGATGACCAAGCTTATATGAAGCGTTGGCTCAACGATCCTGACAACCGAGCATTTCGCACACGACCTGGAGAAGTTTGATGGATAGTAAGACCATTGGGATTTTGATCCCAACACGGGACTTTGTTAATTCTGGATTTTCTTATGATCTCGCCCGACTAGTTGGGTTTACGGTGGGGACATCCCATCACAAGGTAGTTCTGTACACCAGTTCTGGCACTTTGTTGTCAGCACAACGTCAGGATCTAGCCAAATCAGCCATTGAGGCTGGTTGTACCCATACTCTGTGGCTTGACAGTGATATGCGGTTTCCCAAGGACACCATCATTCGTCTTTTGAAGCACGACACAGGAATTGTCTGTGCTAACTATGCCAAGCGTAGGTTTCCGACTGAACCTATTGCTGTACGCAAAAATGGCACTGATGAGGATGCCAAAACAATTCAGAGGGTATATACTGAGGACCATTCAACTGGACTAGTTGATGTAGATTACTGCGGAATGGGTGTAATGCTCGTCAAATCCGAGGTCTACAAGACAATGGAATATCCTTGGTTTGCTATCCCTTGGGTTCCAAATGCACAAGACTACATGGGCGAAGATGTCTGGTTTTGTCGCAGAGCCGCTGAAAACGGCACAAAAACATATATTGACCAAGATCTCTCAAAAGAGGTTCACCACATTGGTTCGTTTGAATTCAAGCATGAACACACAATTGCGTGTAGGGATGTAGAAAATGGCACTTGACACATACGCAGGGTTGAAAACAACCATAGCAGACTACCTAAACCGGGATGATCTAACTGCGATCATTCCTAGTTTTATTGCTCTTGCAGAGGCTAAGTTCAACCGTAAACTGCGTGTGCGTCAAATGATCAAACGTGCAGAAGGACAGATTGAAACGTCCTTCTTTGCATACCCTGCTGATTGGGTTCAGGCCAAAGAGTTTCAACTGAACACTGATCCGATTATCAGGTTGAAGTTTGTAACCGAGGCTCAAGGTGACGAACTCAAGGCTACGAGCTACATGGCTCCTGGTCAGCCGCTGTACTACACCATCACTGGTAGCCAGCTAGAGTTCATCCCTTCCCCAGACGTAACATACTCCGCAGAACTTACATATTATGCTAAGATTCCTGCGCTGAGTGATTCAAACACAAGCAACTGGCTCTTGCTTTACGCCCCAGACTTGTACCTGTACGGAGCTTTGTTAGAAGCTATGCCGTATCTGAAAGACGATGAACGAGTCGCTACATGGGGTCAGTTATATACCAACTCCTTAGGCGACATTGAAGTAGCAGATCAAAGGGCTTCTGTTTCTTCAACTCCTATTGTCCGTGCCCGATCATTGGGGTAATAAATGTCATCTTTTACAAATTACACAGAGAATTTGGCTCTGACTTGGCTGTTTACAGGCTCGTCAGCAACTCGTCCAACAGCTTGGTTTGTTGGCCTGTTTACTGCTGCTCCAAGTGATACTGGCGGTGGTACTGAAGTTTCTGGCAGTGGCTATACACGAGTAGCCACAGGAACAATTTCCGGTAGTGGCACAGCAACCACGTTTACCAATGCAGCGGCCATTGAATTTGGTGCTGCTTCTGGTGGTAACTGGGGAACAATTGGCTGGGCTGCTATCTTTGATGCCTCTACTAGTGGCAACATGATTGCTTGGGCGCCCTTGACCACTGCCAAAGCAATTAACGATGGTGACATCTTCCGCATTCCGGCAAACAGCCTGTCTATCACACTGAGCTGATATGGCTGCTTACGGGCGTGGTGATTACGGTGGAGGTCGTTACTCCTTTGGGGCGTACTTAGGTGCGCTTGCAATAGTTGACGAGTCCACTGTTGTCATTGCTGGAGACAAGATTAAAGATGCTCAGTTTGAGATCTTCTCAACTAGCTCAGTCTCCGTAGATGCTGTAAAGATATCGAACACATCGTTATCAATCGTAAGTAATTCTGAAATGACGGCTGCTGGCGGTTTGGATGCTGTTGGCAATGTTGACATGGTTGGAGTGAGTAACTTGACCATTCAATACAACCGTAAGCGTCCAGGCGAAGTCATCATCATTGATGTTTCTAGTGTTGCGATCAATGCTAGAAAGAAATGGGAAACAGAGCCTGATGTGTCTGAAATCTGGACAACAGTGTCTGTGTAAACAATTAAGGGGTAATTCATGGCTGATACAACCACCACCAATCTTGGCTTAACAAAGCCTGAAGTTGGAGCTTCTACGGATACGTGGGGAACCAAGATCAACAACGATCTGGACTCTATTGATGGTTTGTTTGACGCTGGTCCACTGCTGAAAGTCACAAAAGGTGGAACTGGTGTTGGCACAAGCACTGGTTCTGGCAACAACGTGTTGTCTACCTCGCCTACATTGGTGACTCCAATCCTTGGTACGCCACAGTCCGTGACCCTGACAAACGGCACAGGTTTGCCACTGACAACAGGTGTTACTGGCACTCTTCCAGTGGCTAATGGCGGTACAGGTGCAACATCCCTGACAGCCAACAACGTATTGCTGGGCAACGGTACTTCTGCTTTGCAAGCAGTTGCTCCAGGTACATCTGGCAACGTGCTGACCTCTGACGGCACTACATGGCAATCGACAACCCCTGCTGCTGGTTTCAGTACATCAGCAGACAATACCTTCACAGGCACACAGACTTTCTCAGGCACAAGCGCCAAGTTGGCTATTGTCCTTAACGATGCCGCTGAAGTTGCTACTGTCTCGGCCACAGCAGCTACAGGCACGATCAACTATGACATCACCACTCAGTCGGTGCTGTACTACACCTCTGACGCATCAGCCAACTGGACGGTTAACTTCCGCGCCTCAAGTGGTACATCACTGAACACTGCACTGTCCACAGGTCAGTCGGTCACTGTGGCTTTCTTGGTCACTCAAGGCGCTACTGCTTACTACAACTCTGCTGTTCAAGTGGATGGCACAACCTCTGGCGTGACGACACGCTGGTTGGGTGGTGCGCCTACAGCGGGCAACGCAAGTGGCATCGATTCGTACAGATTTCTGATTCTGAAAACTGGAAGTGCAACCTTTACTGTTCTCGCCTCGGTGACACAGTTCAAAGCCTAATCATGTGCATTTGCAAAAAATGTAACGTGGACAAACCGCTGGACGAGTTCCAGTTGGATAAGCGCCGCAACAAGCACTACGGTACTTGCCGTAAGTGCCGTGTTAAAGCGCAGAATGACCGCAGACTTGCAAACCTTGATGAAAGCCGCAAGAAAACACGTGAGTACTTACGTGAGTGGCGTGCCAAGAATCCAGACAAAGTGGCAGCAACCAACAAGAAGTACGATGAAAAAAACAGGGAAAAGCGAAGCGAGTATGCCAAGCAGTACCGCAAAGACAACCCTGAAAAAGTCAAAGCTGATCAAGCCAAATGGGCACAGGAAAATCCTGAAAAGATTAAAGCCTATGCGCTTAAGGCTAGTACCGATTGGCGTGTGCGGAACCCTGAATACATCAAGGAACACTACAAGGCCAACAAGGAGCGGTATGTGGCAGCAAGAGCTAGACGTAGGGCTGCTCAAGAGTCCGCTACACCAACTTGGTTGACCGCAGTGGATAAAGCAATGATCCAAGAAATGTACGATGTGTCGGAAGCAAGATATGTCCAAACTGGTATAAAACACCATGTTGACCATATCGTCCCGATCAACGGCAAAGACGTGGCTGGTATGCACGTTCCTTGGAATTTACAAGTTATAACTGCTCAAGAGAATTTGAGCAAAGGATGGAGGTTTTAATGCCATTACAAGCAACATCAGGTGCAGCAAGCTATGACGCTTTCGGTGGTGGTGTCCCGTTTGAACCAATATATATAGAGCAGGTGTTCCAAAATTGGCTGTACACAGGCAACGGCTCTACACAGACCATCACCAACAACATTGATCTGGCGGGTGAGGGTGGTTTGGTTTGGATTAAAGATAGAAGCGCGGCAGTTAGTCATGGCTTGTTCGATACTGTCAGAGGTGTTAACAACTATTTATCTTCTAATTCGGCAAATGAACAGAACGTTTTCGGTGTTGTCACCAATGCGCTAACTGCTTTCAACTCAAATGGATTTTCTGTAGGTACATCTTTAGGGTGGCTTAACGCTTCTGGTGACAACCTCGCCTCATGGACATTCCGCAAGCAGCCGAAGTTTTTTGATGTGGTGACGTATACGGGGACAGGATCAACACAGACCATTGCTCATAATCTTGGTTCTGTGCCGGGTTGCATCATCGTAAAAGCAACGAATGACACTAGGTCTTGGGCTGTCTATCACCGTTCTTTAGGAGCCACAAAATACATATACCTTAATTCAACAGGTATTGGTGGCACAACTAATGGTTTTTGGGATGACACAGAGCCGACAAGCACGGTATTTACTGTTCGCAATGATGGTGACGTTAACGGCCCCGGTACTACCTACGTAGCCTACCTATTCGCCCACAACGCAGGAGGCTTTGGCCTGTCTGGTACGGACAATGTGATTTCGTGTGGGTCTGTTGTTAATACAGGCAATCCTCAAGTAACACTTGGTTATGAGCCTCAATGGGTTTTGTTTAAAAGCTCAACTTCTACGTCCCCGTGGTACATAGTTGACAATATGCGTGGTTTACCCGTTGGGGCAGACCAAGCTGTGCTTTTGCCAAATTCAACTGCGGCTGAAGTAACAAACTCTAATTACATAAACATAAACGCAACGGGATTTACTACAAATTCTTCGTTACTAGCGGGTCAAACACTCATTTACATCGCCATACGCCGTGGCCCGATGAGGACTCCTACGACCGGGACGAGTGTTTATCAAGCGGAAATTGGAAATTCTTCAAGCGCACCCGAGTTTAATGCGGGGTTCCCCGTTGACATGGCTTTGATGAAAGACGCCTCTGGGGTCGAAGATTGGTACAACAGTTCACGGCTGTTGCAAGGCACGTATTTGGTGACAAACTCAACTGCAACAGAAGGCGCTTCAAGCAATTTCAACTTTGCGTATCAGAGCGGCTGGTATGCAACGGCAACAACCAGAACTTCTTGGATGTTCAGGCGTGCTCCGGGCTTCTTTGATGAGGTTTGCTATACGGGTGATTCCACTGCAAGAACCTTGGCACATAACTTAGGTGTTGCACCTGAGTTGTGGATTATTAAACGCAGAAGTGGCACTAGTAACTGGATAGTTGGGGGTGGTATTTTAAGTTCGCCAACTAATAATTTTCTTTTGCTTAACGGGACAACTCAGCAAAGTTCAATTACGGATTTTTTCACCACCCCAACGTCAACTACATTTGGGTTTGGCTCTGGTGCTCCATCAGACAACTCAATAAATGCTTCAGGGCAAACTTACGTTGCATACTTATTTGCATCAGCGCCTGGTGTCAGCAAAGTTGGGACTTTCACAGGCACAGGAGCAACCCAAGTCATTGACTGCGGATTCACAGGTGGTGCAAGGTTTGTTCTCATTAAGGCCACCAGCACCACAGGTCCTTGGTTGGTGTGGGACAGCGCACGAGGCATTGTTTCGGGTGATGACCCCTACCTTGTTTTGAACAGCACAGCCGCCGAAGTCACCAACACCGATTGGGTGGACACTGCTGCAACAGGGTTTGAACTGAGCAACGCTGCTGGCAATGGTGCAAACAACAGCGGTATTTCGTATTTGTTTATGGCAATAGCCTGATAGGAGAAATCAAGTGCAAATCAGAATCCGACAAACAGGCGCAGTGATGTACGAGGCAGAGTTTCGTGCATACCAGCAAGCCAACGGTGGCCCTACATGGGGTCAAACAACAGAGGAAATCCTCGACAGCTTGGGTGCTGATGTGGTCTTTGAAGGCCCACAAGCAACTGGCGGCACGGTCTATCAGTACTCTATGCCTGACGGTGTTGAGCAGATCGAAGGTAAGTGGTACACCAAGTACATCCTTGGCCCTACCTTCACAGATACCGAGGAATCCTCGGCTGCTGAACAGGAAGCTGCTTACAAAGCCATGAAGGATGCTGAACAAGCTAAATCTGTTCGCACCCAACGTGGTGAGAAGCTGAAGGACAGCGATTGGACTCAGGTGGCTGACGCTCCTGTTGACCAAGCTGCATGGGCTGCATACCGTCAAGCATTGCGTGATGTCACTATTCAACCAGGATTCCCTTGGACTATCGATTGGCCTACTCAACCGGAGTAATAAATGCCGGACAAGATTGATGCAACGGAGGCCAGATTGACCACCCATGAAGCCGTTTGCGCCCAGCGTTATGAGGGCATCCAGAAAAGCTTTGAATCAGGATCTAAGCGCATGGCAAAGATTGAGTATCTGCTTTATGCAGTGATCGCTGCTGTCTTGCTTGGTCCTGGTGTTGCTGCTGAGTTTGTCAAGAAAGTCTTTGGTATTTGATGGCTAACGTAAAACAACAACTAGACAGCCCTGCCCTGCCTTCTTTGGGCTTGTCGGGTGCTGTTTACTCTCAGGATGTCCAGAACCAAAACAATGGCATCTTGAGGTTGTTTTTCACCAAGCTGGTAAATATCATTGGTTCTTTGATTGGCCCTTCTGGTGGCAAGTATCTGAACTTCCCATACGGAGCCTTTCAGAGCGTAGTTGATCAAACTGCTGCATCTGTAAATACTCCATATGCAATGACACTTGGCACGTTAGACTATGCCAATGGTGTAACCGTTGCAAGCAATTCACGGATCACAGTTGCTGATGCTGGAATTTGGAATTTGCAGTGGTCTGGTCAGTTTACAAATACAGACAGTCAAATTCATGACGTAAGAGTTTGGCTGAAAATAAATGGAACATCGGTCACTGGTTCAACTGGTTACATTTCAATTCCAAATAGTCACGGAGGAATCTCTGGTCACTTAATTGCTGGTTGGAATTATTATGTCAGCTTGAATGCAAATGATTACGTTGAGATTTGGTGGGAAACTGATAACACGAGCATATCAATTCAACACTTTGCGGCATCAGGAAACTATCCTTCAACAGCCTCTGTAGTAGCCACAATAAGTTTTGTGTCTAACTTGCCTAACCAGTAAAACATCATGGCCTACATCCCACTCCCAATACCCGCAGGTGTCTACAAGAACGGTACTGAATACCAATCTAAAGGGCGCTGGAACGATGCCAACCTAGTTCGGTGGTACGAGGGTACTTTGCGTCCTGTTGGTGGCTGGAGGAAGCGTTCTGCTACTCAGCTAAGTGGTTTGTCTCGTGGCCTGATTAACTGGCGTGACAACAACAACAACAGACGTATCGGTATTGGTACACACACTCATTTGTACATAATGAATGAGGCTGGTACTGTCTTTGACATCTCTCCCAATGACTTGGTTGCGGGTGATCCCAATGCTGTTCTGAAGATCGGTTACGGATACGGCACTTATGGCAGTTCTGCCTACGGTGTTGCCCGTCCAGACCTTGGTCAGTACACCCCTGCTACCACTTGGAGCATGGACACCTTTGGTCAATATCTGGTGGCTTGTTCCTCTAAAGATGGCAGGTTGCTTGAGTGGCAGTTGAACACATCTTCTGATGCTGCTCCTATTACTAACGCACCAACAAGTTGCACAGGCCTGATCGTTACTCAAGAGCGATTTGTCTTTGCTTTGGGTGCTGGTGGTAATCCCCGTAAGGTTCAGTGGTGCGACCAAGAGAACAATACTCTGTGGACCCCTGCTGCTACAAACCAGGCTGGTGACTTTGAACTGACAACCATTGGCTCCTTGATGTGTGCCAAGCGGATTCGTGGCTCCACCATCTTGTTTACAGACGTAGATGTCCACACAGCCACCTATATTGGCCCACCATTCATTTACAGTTTTGAGCGTGTTGGTACGGGTTGTGGGGTTATCTCCAAGCAAGCTGTTGCTGCTACTGATAACGCCTGTATCTGGATGTCTGGCTCAGGATTCTGGGTGTACGATGGCTTTGTGAAACCACTGCCTTCTGACGTTGGTGACTATGTGTTCTCCAACATGAACCACACTCAGTCCTCCAAGGTCTACTGCGTACACAACTCATCTTACGGTGAGATCTGGTGGTTTTATCCTAGTTCTGGGTCCAACGAAGTGGATTCTTACGTGACCTACAACTACCGTGAAACCCATTGGGCTATCGGTACATTGGCTCGTACTTCAGGTACTGACCGTGGAATCTTCTCAAACCCAATCATGATGTCCACAGATGGGTATCTGTATGAGCATGAAGTTGGGTTTAACTACGATTCCCAGATCCCATTTGCTGAGTCTGGACCTGTTGAATTGGGTGCTGGTGACAGGGTATTGAGCCTTACTGGGCTTATTCCTGATGAAAAGACTGCTGGTAATGTCCAAGCCCGTCTAAGCACCAAGTTTTACCCCAATTCTGTGGAATATAACCACGGTCCATATTCAATGAATTCGCCAACATCTTTGCGGATTACTGGACGGCAGATTGCTGTCAAGATTGAGGGTGTTGATTTGAGTGATTGGCGAGTGGGGGTTATTCGTTTTGATGGCAAGCCTGGAAGTATGCGCTGATGGATTATGAGAAGTACAAGCTCAATGGTGAACTTCCACTGTGGGCTGTGCTTTTCCAAAAAGTAGAGCAAATACTTGAACCTGCCTTAGAATACGATAACACTTACAACATTGAAGATGTAGCTGATTGCATCTCAAATGGGACAATGCAGCTATGGCCGACTAGTAATAGTGCCGTAGTGACGCAAGTGCAGAACTTTCCAAGGATGAAGGTTTTGCACATTTTTTTGGCTGGTGGCAATCTAGAGGAACTAGAAACGCTAACCCCCCATATTCAGAAGTTCGCTGAAGACATGGGATGCCGCAAGATCACTCTAACAGGGCGTAGAGGTTGGTCACGAACTTTTGTCACTAAATTCAACATGAAGCCAACACATTATTGGCTTTCAACGGAGGTGTAATTATGTCTGGTGGTAGCAGCCAAAGCACGCAGCAGCTTGATCCTGCAATGCGTGATGCGTTTCTAGGAAACGTAACCCGTGCAACAGGTGTCGCTGAAGGATTGCAAGCCCGACAGTTTGCTGATTTCACTCCTGACCAACAGCGGTCTTTTGAAGTTACTCGTCAGTTTGCAGACCCCAATAGTCAGCAAATGCGTCAACTCAACACTTCTGCCAATTTGGCTACAAGTGCTGGTATGTACCGTCCTCAGCAAGTTGCCTCTCGTGATGTAACTGCACAAGGCTACACAGCCGCACAAGCACAAGCTGCTCAACTTGGCCGTGATGCCGTTCGTGATGTTAATGCCGAGCGTATCAATGCTGAACGTGTTGCTGCTGCCCAAGCCAATCGTGCTGGTGCTAGAGATGTTGGCATTACTGGTGTATCTGGCGCTCAAGTGGCTTCTGAGGCTCTTGGTCAGATTGCTCCACAAGCCCGTGAGAATGTTCGTGATATTCAGGCTAATTCTTTCCTGAATCAGAATATTCAGTCGTACATGAACCCATACACACAGGCTGTGACAGAGCAAAGCTTGCGTGATTTGGAGCGTTCACGACAGTTGCAACAACAACAGACTGCTGCCCAAGCTACTGCTGCTGGCGCTTTTGGTGGATCTCGTCAGGGTGTTGCTGAGGCTGAGACTAACCGAGCTTTTGGTGAGAATGCTGCTCGTTTGGTTGCTCAACAAAATGCTGCTGCCTTCCAAGCTGCTCAACAAGCTTCTGAGGCCGATCTTGCTCGTGCTATGCAAGCCCAACAGCTTAACCAAGCCCAAGACGCTGCCACTACTCAGCAGTCCTTGCAATTGGCTGGTCAGTTCGGTCTTGCTAACCAAGATGCTGCTTTGCGTGCTGCCTTGGCAAATCAGGGTGTAGACACTCAGTTTGGCCTGACCAACGCTCAGTTGGAGCAACAAGCTCGTTTGGCTAACCAATCTACAGGTTTGGCTGCTTCTCAGGCTAATCAGGATGCCATGCTCAGGGCTGCTTTGTCCAACCAAGGCTTTGACTTCAATGTTGGTCAGCTTAACACGCAAAACCAACAACAAACCAGCTTGGCAAATCAAGCGGCTACGAATCAAGCAAGCCAGTTTACTGCTGCTGCTCAGAATCAGATTGCCCAACAGAATGCTGCTAACTTCTTGCAAGCCAACCTAGCCAATCAAGGTGCTGGTCTTCAGGCTAACCAACAGCGTCTTGGTGCTTCTGGTCAGCTTGCCAGTGTGGCTGCTCAAGGCCAGCAAATGGGTCTTACAGGGGCTAATGCTCTTGCTCAACAGGGTGGAGCGCAACAGCAGTTCTCGCAAGCTCAGTTGGATGCAATCCGTAATCTGCCTCTTGAGCAACAACAGATCATTAACCAAGCATTGGGTCTTAATGTTGGTGGTGGTTCTGGTATGCAACAGCAATCTAGTTCACGCCAAGGTCTACTTGGTGTTCTCGGCCTGTAAGGAGTATTTATGCCCGTCAATTTTGGCTTACTGTCAAACGCTGCTCTTACTGGTCTTAGCGAACAGGAAAGAACCGATCTTCAAAAGCAAGCCACTACACAGTTCTTGCTTGGCTCTTTATTGAGCAATGACCCTTCTATGGGTTTGCGCTCTGCCCTGAGTGTTCCTGAGCAATACACAACAGCGCAAAGAGGAATTACAGAGGCCCGACAAAAGGCTTCTGAGCGTCAAGCTGTTGCTGATTTTCAGAATCGCTACTTGCCTACGCAGTTCAATGAATCTAGCCCACAGTTCACAGGTCCAGTAACGCCTGATGTTGAGGCTCGTCAGAATGAGTTGGCTGCTGCTCGTAGTCAAGGTATGCCATTCAACATTCAGAATGCTTTGCAAGATGTTCTGAGACTGCCTCCAACAGTACAAGGTCCAATCCGAGAGACTATTACTGCTATGCAGCCCAAGCTTCAGGGTAACTTGCTGCTCAATCCTAACCAGCAAATTGTTGGTGGTATTCCTACTTTTGATCCGAGATCTGGCACTGTTGTTACGCCATCTGTTGAAGGTGGACAGGCAACATTTAATGTAACTAATGCTCCAGGCTATGCTGGCGCTGTTGCAAGGAATGCATTGCCACCACTTAAGCCAAACCAAGAATACGTGTTTGACAGAAACGGTAACCCAACAGGCATTCGTACTGCAAGTGGCGCTCTTCAATCAATTCAAGATATTGCAAGTGCTGAAGCAGTTGGTCAAGCCTCAGGTCAGCTTCAAGAGATTATTGATCCACGTACCCAGCAAAAAATACTTGTTCCAAGGTCATCTTTGCTTAGTGGCCCTAATGCTTCTACTCAAGGTACTGGTGCGCCTACTGGCGCATCCGCAAGTAATGTTTCCGCAGTATCCCCCGGTCAAGCAACACTTAATGCTGCTGCTGATGAGCGTTTTAAGACCTTCTCCAACGATAGCTTGGCTGGCTCTAACTCTGCCAGTGGTCGTAAGCTTGCTGCTGAACAGTTATACGACCTGTCAACACGAATCCAAAACAACAGACTTACTGGATTGCAAGCAGGTGCTTACGGCTTCATGAATGCGATTCCAGGTATTGGCAAGATGTTTGAACAAGACATCACTGACATTACCCGAATGAACCAGTCTGTTGCTACCGCCCAGCTTGAGAAGACAGCACAGCAAAAGGGTGCTGCTAGTAACTTGGACGCTCAGGTCATTGCTCGTGGTTATGCAAGTTTGACAGACCCTGCTGCTGCAACACGAATTCTTGCTGCACAAGAGATTGCTTTGGCTGACAAAGACATTGCTCGTAATCAGTTCGTTGAGAACTACACGGGTGATCCTGGAAAGATTGCTACGGCATGGGCTAACTCTCCTGACAACAAGCCAATCTTTACACACCCTAAGTTCAACCAGTTCTTGTCAGAACAAGTTAACGCATGGAATCAAGGTGGTAGGAAAGACAAACCAGTGTTGCCAGCAGGTTTCCAGTTTGGTACAGGCAAGCAATCTGGTCAGTTCCAAATCAAACGTCCTGATGGCTCAATTTACATAGTAGGTCAGTAATGGCAACTAAAGACGAAATCTTTGCATTCGCTGCTCAAGAGGCAGAGCGTCAAGGGGTTCCGTTGCCCTTGGTGCAAGGCGTTATTGACGCTGAGTCTGGTGGTAGGTTTGATGCTCGTGGTCCTAAAACACGATCAGGAGAGTCTGCATTCGGTCCAATGCAATTGATGTCTGCCACCGCCAAAGAGCTTGGTGTTGACCGCATGAACTGGCAGGACAACATCCGTGGTGGCGTGAAGTATCTTGGTCAACTTAGCCAACGCTTCTCTTCACCTGAGTTGGTTCTTGCTGCCTACAACGCTGGTCCTGGTAATGTGGAAAAGTATGGTGGTGTTCCACCATTCAAAGAAACCCAAAACTATGTGAAGAAGGTCCAAAACTTTATGTCTAAACCTACAGACGATGATTTTGTTCCATTTGAGACGGCCCCTCAGAAGGCGACTCAACAAGCAAGCACAGCCCCTGCCCAACAAGCGGCTGATGACTTTGTTCCGTTCTCTGCTGCTGCACCAGCGCCAGCACCTCGTCCAACACCAAACGTGGCCAACATTGTTGACGCTGTTAGAGCGCAAGCTAATCAGCCACCCAGCCAATTCCTGCAAGACGTTCGTGCCAGCTTCAATCCTTTGGATGTGTTCCGTGGCAAGACAACTACAGGCCAATTGGCAATGGGTGCTGGTAACCTGATCAACACAGGCATCCAGAATGTCTTGGGTAGCCTTGGAGTTTCTGATGAGTACATGGGCAGAACCCGTACTGCTCCTAGCCCTGCTGCTCCTACACAGTCTATTAGCGACATTATTACTGGTGTTGCTAGAACGGCTCAGGAGCGTCCTGGACTGCTTGTTGGTAGTCTCGGTACGGCAATGCTTGATCCACTCAACGTAGCCATTCCTGGTGGCATTCAGAGGTCATTGGCGACTGCTACACCTAGAGTTGTGGCACAGAATGCTCCACGTACTGCTGCTCTTGCACAGAATGTTGGTGCTGCTGCTGGTGGTGGTGCTGTTTCTTCTACTGCTGCTCAGTTGGCAGAAACTGGTACTGTCAACCCTGCCCAGTTGAGTAACGAGATACTTGCTGGCACTTTGATGTCTGCTCCTTTTGCTGCTACTGGTGCTGTTACAACACCTCGTCAGCCAGCCCAATTGACACAATCACAGCAAGTTGCTCAACGTGCTATTACTGAAGGTGCAACACTGCCTCCAACTCAGGTCAACCCTACCATTCTGAATCGTTTGCTTGAAGGCTTTTCTGGCAAACAACAGACAAGCCAAGTTGCGTCACTGAAAAACCAAGAGGTTATCAACACTCAGGCTCGTAAGTCTTTGGGTCTTGCTCCTGACACACCGATTACTCCTCAAGTATTGCAGGAATATCGTACTGTCAAAGGCCAAGCATACGATGCTTTGAGGTCTAACCCTGCTTACTACACAGACCGTACATTCATTGGCGATGTCAATAAACGTATTGCTGACTTGCAGAAGATTGGCGACACGACTGATGTTCGTGCCGAGATCAATGTTCTCAATGGCCTAAAGCAACTTAGGTTTGATGGCGATGGTCTTGTTGAGCAAATTAAGAGGTTGCGAGGTGATGCTGAAGCAAACTTATCATCTGGCAATGCAAGAGATATGAGCTTGGGAAGGGCGCAAAAGTTTGCCTCTCAACAACTTGAAGATCTTGCAGAACGTAACCTGCAAAAATTCAACCAACCAGATGTCATGAAGAACTTTAAGCAAGCTCGTCAGGACATTGCCAAGAGCTACACGATTGAAAAGTCGTTGAATGCCGCTACTGGTGACGTATCTGGTGCTAAGTTGGGTCAACGTGCTGCTGCTGGCAAGATTGTTCCCGCTGAACTTCAGGCCGTGTCTGATGCTGCTGCTGCATTCCCAACAGCGTTCCAGAACACTGCACGTATTGGTAGCGTTCCCGGTATCAGCCCATTTGATTTTGCTGCCGCAACAACTGGTGCAGTTGCAACTGCCAATCCTTTTGTAATGGGTGCTGTTTTGGGCCGTCCTGGAGCTAGGGCTGCAATTACTAGCGCACCATTCCAAAACCGGATGCTGCCAAACACAACTCCTAGAGTCCCAGGATTGCTAAGCAGGATTACGACCGATCCATTAGCCAACTACGGCATCGGGATGTTGCCTCAATACGGCGTGCAATGAAAGATCTTGCTGTTGCCATTCTGGGAGCAGCAGTTCTAACGGGGTTCGTCCTCTATTGTCTCCGTATTCTTCATTGGGCATTTTCATGAGAGTGAAATTTGCCATTGGTATTGTTGTTGTGTGGTGGCTTCTTCAGGTCGCCCTTGTTGTAGTGAGGGGCTAATGTTAGATCCAGTAAGCGCAATGGCTGCTGTGAGTGCAGCGGTAAACATGATCAAGAAAGCATCGGCAACAGTCGATGATGTTTCAAGCCTTGGTCCACTGATCGGCAAGTACTTTGATGCCAAACACACGGCCACCAAAGCAGCTAATCAGGCCAAGAAGGCTGGTGGATCAAACATGGGTAAGGCCATTGAGATCGAACTGGCACTCAAGGCTCAGAGAGATTTTGAAGAACAACTCAAGGGTATGTTTTTCTCCACCAACAACATGGACGTTTGGAACTCAATCCAACAACGTGTGATGGAGATGAACAAGGAGGAGATTGCCGAACAGCGTAGAGAGGCTGCAAGGGCACTTAACGCCTCTAAGAAACGCAAAGAAATGATTGAGTTGACCATTGCCATCACATTGATTGCAGTGATCGCAATCATCATCTTCTGGGGCATTATGGAATTGCTCTTTTACTGTGCTGGTAACGGATGCGGTTGATGTGGACAAGTGGAAAGAAGTCAAGGATGGTTTTGACAAGTGGCTCAAAATCAACTGCTATCTTGGCTTTATCTGGGTCGGATTCAAGGTGCTTCAGTTCTTGCCACCAGACATTGCCGACCGAGTCATTGAAGCTTTCTTGGGGAAACTAGGCATATGAAAGTCGAGATGTACCAAAGACACCTGAAAGACTTGCAAGAGCGTTTCAGGCTAAATCACGAGCAGCACTTGAAGCAGTTGCAGTCAGACATCAGGCAGACAAAAGAACATAACGCCAAGCTGATTGAGCAGAGTAAGCCCCAACAACACACAGTGGATGTACGAGCATGAAATACTTTTTGTTGGCTGCTTTTCTTTTGCTTGCAGGGTGTGAGAACTCATACCGTTATCCATGCCAGAACCCTGACAATTTCCACAAGCCTGAGTGTTCAAAGCCACGGTGCTTGTTCACTCAAGACTGCCCTGAATACTTGGTAGCACCTATCTTGGAGAAGCAAATTGATCAAACTAAACCAGCCGAATCAGCAAAGCCCTGAAGATCGGCTAAGTGCCGAGGCCATTGAGGTCAGGGTATGGGGATTTGTGGTCGTAATGATCACCCTGATCTTGGCGGGTATTGTCTTTGCTCTTTTGTATAGCGTGACATTTGTTACCCAGCCCATCAAATCGATGGCTCCGATTGATCAGGCTTACACCAAGATGTTGAACGACATCGTGTTGCTGATCGTAGGCGGTATTGGTGGCATTGTTGGCAAACGTGCTGTATCTGGTGCTGTGAATGCTATGCGGCCAACACCTGTACCACCTACCCAACCACCACATTACTATGCTCCACCTGTGCAGCAGTATGCTTATGCTCCGCAGCCAACTAATGCCATGCCAGACTTCAACTGGATGGGCTACAAGAATCCTGAACTTGATGAGTCTTGGACACCTGGACCACCTCCAACAACACCACCAGAGCATCAAGAGCCTGATGATGAACGTGCTGAAATAGCCCTTGCTCGTAAGGAGTCCACATGACCTCAATCCAAAGAACAGCATTGGTGGTGTTTCTAGCCCTGCTGGTGGTGTTCGGGATTTACAAGTGGGGGTATGGCAGGGGGTGGGGTGATCGTGATGCTGAGATGCAAATACAGATTGCCAAGAAGAATGACGAAGCCCGAGCCAAAGAGCAAGACATGGCTAAAGCTGTGGCTGAGAAAGATGCTGAACTACGAAAGGCCAACGATGATGTCAACAAAAAACAGTCTGATCTTAATCGCCTCATTGCTAATGGTAGGGTGCGCCTCCCCGCCGCAAGTTGCGTACAAGCCCCCGCAAGTACCCCCATTGCCCCCAGAGATAGCAATGAAACGAGAAGCCAACCTAGTGGATCGCCTGACCAAGCTCCTAGTAATACAGGACCAACCGAGTCAGAGCGTGAAACCTTGAGATTGATTGCAGAGATTGCAGCAGATGGCGACAGAGCTATTAACCAGCTAAATGCTTGTGTAGCAGCTTACGAGAACATGAGGAGCATCATCAATGGTAACAACTGATCAACTAAAACAGCTACACATTGGACCTGAATGGGCTGACCCGTTGAACTACACATTTCAGCGGTTTGGCATCACAACTCCAAATCAAATGGCCGCATTCATTGGTCAATGTGGTCATGAGAGTGCCAACTTTAGGGTGTTGGAAGAGAACCTGAATTACCGTGCTGCTACGCTGTTGAAGCTGTTCCCACGGACACCTCGTAGAACATGGGGATTTACCCCTGAAGAAGCTGCTGCTTATGAGCGTCAACCAAAGAAAATTGCAAACCGTATTTACAGTAACCGTATGTCAAATCGGGATGAGGCTTCTGGTGATGGCTGGCGTTTTCGTGGCCGTGGTTGTATTCAGTTGACGGGTACTGCCAACTATCACCATGCAGGTAAAGCCCTGGGTGTGGACTTCATCATGGAGCCTGACCTTGTAGCTACACCTCAGTACGCTGCTCTAACGGCTGGGTGGTTTTGGGATACCCAGAAACTCAACGCAATTGCTGAGTCTGGGAATCACTTGGCTCTGACAAAGAAGATCAATGGTGGAACTATCGGCCTTGATGACCGAATCAAGCACACCAATCATGCTTTGTCTTTGTTTGGCGGCTGACTGTACTGAAGTTCCAGAAGCAGTTCAAGGTAATGGATTGCTTTCTGGATGTCAGCAGCACCATTCTTCTCTTTGTGCCTAGTAACGTATTTGATGACGTTACCTTCACAAAATCCAAGATTGTTGGCGTGAATGTAGACAATGGGCTGGATGCCTTTGTCTTTGTAGTGACCACCTGATACCTGCTTATCAAGGGCCGACAACTTAACCTTGGGTATACACCCATGTGTCATGCAGTGATTGACTGTTTGGCATTCATCACAAAGCATCACGACTCCTTGATGAAAATGCCTTCTGGTGACAGATAACCCTTGCGGTCTTTGATCTGCTCATAGGCATGGTTAAAACAGGTCACAAGGTCCAAATCAGCAGTGGCGCAACCCATAACAAGAGTAACAAGAATATCGCCGTACGCATCGATCATGGCCTCTCTATCATTAGATGCAATTGCATCAAGCAGTTCTTGCAATTCTTCTTTTGTTTTCCAAGCCTGAGCCATTGGATTGCTGTTCTGGACAATGCCCCTAGCCTCACCCCATTGGATGACTTGCATTTCAATTTGTGCGTAACTCATACCGTCCACTCTCTTTCATTGCGTCCTGAATCTGATTTGACTGTCTTGCCTGTCAAGAACACAAGACCCATGACTTTCATTTCGTTCATACGCCGAGAAATCTGTGTGCCGTCCATGTTGGTCAACCTGGCAATCCCGTCCTTGCCAAGAGGTCCATGTTCTTTAAGACACTGGTAAATCACTTGCTGATGTTTTACCGCAGCTTCTTTGATTGAATCTGCCGCCTCAAACGAGGTGATCGGATCTGTTGACCGAACACGAGGAAACTTGATGTCAAAGAACTCTTTGAATGTTTTGATGGCTGTCATATTTTGTCCTATTAGGAGGGGTACTCGCTGCGTCTGGTTTATGCAATCTTAAAAAAGTCTTGACTTAACAACCAGCATCCGCTTTCCCCCGTTAATCAGAAGAAGTCTTCAAAGTCATCAGCCTTGGCCTTGTTGGTAGGCTGGCTAGATTGACGAGTTGGGTCTTTAGGACGTACAGACAAACTGATGAAGTTGTTGCCTTGTTTGCTTTGTTTCTTCCATCCAGAGATCCAGTGTTCAACACCATCAATGTTGATAGATCCACTAAAGTCTGGATGCTTCTTTTCAGTCTTCTTGTCATTTTTGGACAAGATGCCACGATTTGTATTGTCGAATTCCATTATTTAACCTTTTGCATTTTTAAGTGCTGTACGCACGGTGGAAGACATCTGGTTAGCCAACCAAACACGTTGATCAGCCTCCAGTGCCTGTTCGTCAATCATGGCAAGACCTTCTTTGGCCATACCCTGGTCAACCAACTCTGTTACTCCCGCTGCCAAGTCAGTCAGGAATTCTTTGATATCTTGCGGTAGGTCATCACCAATGCCACCACGAGGTGTTACCACTGGAGCAGTGCCTTTTTTCTTGATGCCTTCATCTGTCAACTTAGGAGATGAGTCTAAGGCATCGTGTTCAACGATTTCAAGCGCTGCAACCCACAAATACCTGCGGAGGTATGTTTGTACTGCCCCAAGGTTTTGGACCTCGTGACAGCCCTTTAAAGCTGCGCTAGACATGGGACTGTTGATGACAATTCGGTCTTCTGGCTTGTCAACGTCAATGATGGTCATGGACGCTTCTTCTTTGCCAAAACTGATGACACCTGTGATGCCATGTTGCTTGAAGATTTGCAAAGCAGGGATCAGGAAGTCACCCAACTCAAAGTAATAGTAGTTGGAAAACTTGTTGTGGCCTGTTTTCTTGAGCTTGGTCTTGTGAAATTCATCACGAGCAGCATTGAGTTTTTGGTAAATATTCATTTCATTTCCAGTTTGCTGAGTCATATTCGTCTTGGATGATTTGTTTCTGTGTGTCATCATCAAAGTCTTGGAACTCTATGAAGTGGTTCTCACCACAGCAAGAGCGTTTGTCGTTACGAGGTTCCATGCAGTAAGGGCAGTACTGAACCCCGTGCAGGTCTTCTTTGGCTTGGATCAGGAAGTCTTTCATTGTGTCCTCCCAACTGGTTTAGCCAACAGCCATTTGTCACCAAGGAAGCGGATGGACCGTACCCACTGGCGGCAGTTATGACGCTGGATGTGTGCTGGGACACCATCAACACAGAACAGTTGACGGACCTTAGTAAGAGCTTGCGTGTTCATTGAATTCCTTTCATTTAGCAAGAAACTTGACTTTATCTGCTGTTTTTACAAAAAAACATAGGTGTTTTCCCTAGTTGCGGGTTTCCTAGTTCTTGGTAGGCTCACCACATGAGCCACATAACCAACATCGAAGAAGTCCTGGCATACGACCTGATCGTCCTTGCTACTGACAGACTGTCCCAACACCTCCAAGAGGAAGATTGGGAGGCAGCTATTGTCGGTGCTTTAGTGAGGGCGGTAGAGATTGCCAGCCATAGAGAAGTTAAGCCTATCAATGAGATCTTTAAGTGATCTTGTGATACAGTGTTTTGAAACTTGGCTAGGGTAGCTCCCGAAAAGACGATTCGTTACCGTCCTGCCACTGTTTCTTCAGTAACGTCTTACCGATAACGTGAGGTAAAAATGTACTTCTATCCGCATCATATTGGCGACTATAAAGCCGCCACTACCTATCTTTCCAACGAAGAAGATTTGGCTTATCGCCGTCTTTTGGAGCTGTATTACGACACCGAAAAAGCAATTGAGGATGACATTTCTTTGCTTTCCAAGAGGCTAAGGGTCACTCCTGAGTCCCTGTCTTTTGTTCTCAAAGAGTTCTTTAGCCACACCAAAGATGGCTGGAGAAACAAGAGATGTGATGTTGTCATCAAAGACTACCAAGAGATGGCTGAGAAAAACAGGAAAAATGGTAAGTTAGGTGGTCGTCCGAAAGGCAGTAAACAAGCCATAGAAAACCCAGTGGGTTTCCATTCGGTTCCCAGTGGCATCCCAGTGGTAACCCAACTCGAACCTAACCAAGAACCAATAACCAGAAACCAAAAACCAAAGAAAGCAACTACCGTTGCTGCGCCTGAAGGCGTGTCATTGGAAGTTTGGGAATCTTTTGTTCAACACAGAAAAGCCAAGAAGGCTCCAATTACGCCAATGGTTATTGGTTATCTTGAAGAGCAGTCAAAGCTTGCTGGATGGACTTTGGAAAACGTATTGAAAGAAACTTGTGTTCGTGGATGGCAATCTTTCAAAGCTGAATGGGTTGCAAATAAACCCATCCCTGGTCAACTGTCTGCTGCTGACAGAGAAAAGCGTAGGTTGCTGTCATGAGAGGTCATGAACCTTTGATCAAAATGAGGATGTCTGGCAAGGCTCCTCAAGCCGTTTACATTGATGACCACAAGTCCCTGAACTGCGATGAATGGCATTTGTTCGGTGATATGCCAACTATCTGTGTTGACGGTGATCGTTTGCAAGACATCGACTTTCGGTTTGCTGTTGGCCTTATTGTCAACATCAGTAGTTTTTCTGAACAACGAGCCAAGGCACTGTTTGCTATTGCCAAACAAGCAAAAGCTAGGGTTGTCACCAGTTGTGTGCTGATACCAAATGCACCACACTGGAAACAGACAGGTTGGTCAGAAATCTATTTCGGTAAATAAAATGATAATTACTCCAGACACCATCGACTTCTCTGCTTACATGAGAGAGTCAGATGCCCAAGCAAAGGTTAAAAGTGCCTTCATCTACTCAGAAGCACTGAAAGACAAGCTCAGAATCAAGAAGACAATCAACCCGATTGTTCTTCCTTGGTTGTCACACAAAGATTCGTTTGAGTTCCGCAAGGGTGAAATCACTATCTGGGCTGGGCAGAACAGTTCGGGTAAGTCACTGGTTACCTCTCAGATTGCTTTGTCACTGATGGGCCAAGGTGAGAAAGTGGCTATTGCCTCCTTTGAGATGAAGCCTGTCACAACCTTACAGCGTATGGCTCGTATGTGGATTGGCATGAACCCTATGTCTCCAGAGTTCCAAACGGAAGATGGCTACAAGGTTATTGATGACCTGTATGACCAGTTCAGCGAATGGACAGATGACAAGTTATGGCTGTATGACCAGATGGGTGCTGTTGACCAAGACCTGATCATTGGGATGTGCAGATACTGTGCCAAGGAACTTGCTATCGGCCACATCTTCATTGACAACTTGGCTACCTGTGTCATGGGTGAAGACGATATGTCTGGTCAGAAGAACTTTGTCAGTGAGTTGATTACGATTGCTCGTGACTACAACATCCATGTCCACCTTGTCCACCACCTACGGAAACCAGCAAATGAGTATGCCGTACCCAACAAGTACGACACCAAAGGATCAGGAGCGATTGTTGACCTTGTGGATAACGTGTGGATGGTTTGGCGTAACAAGGAAAAAGAAGATGATGTGAAAGATCTTGGCAGAGCTTCATCCAAGTTCTCAGAGGCTGATCAGCTTTTGTTATGCCGTAAGCAGCGTAACTATGAAGGCTCGTTAAACGGTGAGCCAACAATTAAGCTGTGGTTTCACTCAGATGCCCAGCAGTATCTTGAGAGACACGGTGAAGACCCAATGGCCTTTTACGTATTCCCACATATCAAATCAGGATGAGTGAATGTACAAACTGAAGAAACAAGAGGGCGACAGAGTACAGATTGAGATGGGTGAAGCCAGAGTGATTTTTAGATCCTGGCAGACAACCCAAGACCGTGAGTTCGTTAGAGCCATGCTTGAACGAGCAGAGAAGTTTTACGGCATGGGAGCCAAAGAGCGCATCAGGGCTTACATGAACCAAATGAAAGAAGGGACACTTGAATGACTTTCCATGTCACTTTCATGGTTGAGGGAACTCCTGTTGGCAAGGGAAGGCCACGATTTTCCCGTAGAGGTAACTTTGTCTCCACCTACACACCTACCAAGACCAGAGACTATGAGGATCTGATCCGTGAAGCCGCCAAACAAGCAATGGGAACCAATGAACCATTAAAAACGCCTGTAGCAGCTTATATCTACATCACAGTACCTATCCCTCAGTCGTACTCTAAAAGTCGCTCTAAGGCCTGTTTAGAGGGTTGGGAGAGGCCTTGCAAGAAGCCAGACATCGACAACATCATCAAAGCCTACTTAGACAGCATGAATGGAATCGTTTATGACGATGACACCCAGGTTGTTTCCTTGCACAGCACTAAGGTGTACGGGACTATTGGAATGGTTGAGGTGTTAATCAAAGAAGACATAGGGTAAGTCCCAATACAAATTCAAATAAATCAAGTCAACAATTGATCTGTCAACAACGAAAGGTAATGCAATGACAGAAATTCAAACAACAATTTACACGGAAGATAACGTGCGAGTACACGTTGACGAGTGGGATGATGGAGGTGTGTGGCTTTCTTTGCAGAGTCGCGGATCAAGTCACTATGTAGCACTCACTCGCAAGGAAGCCGAGCAGATGCTTAAAGGTTTGCAAACCATCTTGGCTAAAGAGGTAACAGCATGAAAGCAGCACTAATTCTTGTTGCGTTGTTATGTACAAACGCATCTGCTCAACAAAGTTCAATCCTGTACACAGGTCAAGATCTTTTTACTAGGTTCAACACTGATCGACCATTTTTTTTAGCGTACATCGCTGGTGTTGCTGATTCGCAGTCAGGTGTGACGATCTGTATCCCTGCTGGTCAAGTCACGCTAGGACAAATGGGTGACATGGTTAAGCAGTCATTGGATCGTATTCCGTCTGAGCGACATTTGGCTGCTGATGTTTATGTGACCGTTACCTTGGGCAACCGTTGGCCTTGCAACAACAAGAGAGGTGGTGGGGTATGAGCAAAGAAACAATGAAGCTGGCGCTGGGCAAAATTAAATCAGCCAGAGATTGCCATCCAAACGCAGTGAACACCCTGCTGTTTGAAGCAGAGGAAATTCTTGAAGAAGCACGGGCAAAGCCTGACTTCTGGGAAGGCTACGTGCCTGAGCCAGTGAAGCCAGCACAACAGGAGTTTGTATCGCCCGGAGGCGGCTACGTACCTGCTATCCCTGCACAGCAAGCCCTCGACAAGAAGGCAGAGAACGCCAGAGAGTTGGGGCTGGACTATAAGCCAGCACAGAAGCCTGTGGCGTGGACATCTTGGCGAGAACTTGCTGGCGCAAGACACTACCGCACACCGGGATGGGAAATGTATGCCGACAAACGCAACCCTGACGATGTTGCCCTCTACACATCCCCACCAGCACCCGTGCAAGACAACCCACTTGATTGCGGTGTGTATTTGGGGTCAGGCAAACGCCACGAAATCAAACACCATGTTAGCTATGGGCCAGAGCCTATTGATACGTTAATTGCCGCTTGGCAAGCACTTGAAGAAACAAGTGGTCATGTGTTGGATGAAGGTGACGTTGAGGGTCGAATGCACATGAGCGTTATTCGAAGTGCATGGGAGCAAATGGACAGCCTTGTGCGTGACTTGTGGGATGAAAGGGGTTGCAAATGAAAGACGCATTTGAGCAACTGATGCGCGAAGTTGATAAGCCCACATCTGTGCCTGAGAGTATTGCCAAGTACGCTGCTGCATTGGTGGCAGGTACTCACGAAATAACCAGCGTAACCATTCAACCTAAGCGCACATGGGTTGGGCTGACAAATGATGAGGTCAACAACTTTGCTGCGGGATGCCATCTGGGTAAGTCTGTGCAAGGTGCTATTTACGAAGCAGAAGCCAAACTCAAGGAGAAGAACACATGACCACACAACTGGTTCGTGACTCTATGAAGCTGATGGCTGATGCTGGTGTAGACATTGTGGACATCAAATGGTTCGACCTGACCGGGGCGTTCTCGGAGCATCAACATGCCAACCTTGAGCCTGTGATGACGCATCGCCCACCATTTGACAAATGCTTTGTCACTTGGAAGGGGAAAACTCGCAGCCACCCGAGCTATGAGGTTCTTATGCTGGTGGCTGGGACTGATCCAAACGAGGGCATTACGGTGTCAATGTGGAAGGGGCCAAGCGGCACAAGGCTACGCCCCATCCCTGCGATGTTCTACTTCATCGAGGATGACAACATCCGTTACGGCGCAGTCAGTGATGATGAGCCGATAGATAAGGAACTGGCAGAAATTATGCTGGCGCAGATTGGGGCTTGGTACAGCGCTATGGATCAGCGTATTGAGGCTTACATCCCATCGGTGCGAGACACCTTCACCAACCGCCGCAAGGTGCAGCAGGGCAAGCTGCCAACCTACGACTGGACAACGGTGTGGATTGAGCCATCTAAGCCCCGCCAAGACCCAAAAGGGGGCACACACGCATCACCCCGTCTGCACGAGCGTAGGGGCCACCTGAGAAGGCTCAAGACGGGAAAGAATGTCTGGGTCAAGTCCTGCAAGGTTGGTGACGCAAGCAAGGGGGCGATATTTCACGACTATGCAATCAAGGAGAACACATGAAGACCGTAATTGAAATGGCGCGGGAGGCTGGGTTGGTAGGTGGGCCGGTATATGCGCGAGGACTTGAACACTTTGCCGAGCTTGTCCGTGCTGACCAAGACGAAAAATACAAGTGGGACGTTCATTCATGTGGCCCTACTTGCAAGCGGTATGGGTGTGTAGCTATGCGTGAGGCTGTTAAGGCCGAGCGTGAGGAGTGTGCCAAAACGGTTGAAGGTTTCTATGGATCTCGTGACGAATATGCCGCAGCCATCCGAGCAAGGAGCAACACATGACCATCATCATCAACTGGATCAAGCGTTGGTTTGGTCCTGTAAAACCAGCAGAGACTGACGATAAATGCCCGTACTGTCACGGTATTGGCTATGACAGCAGCGGATGGACTTGCACTTGCTTGAGGGAAAAGAAATGAGCGAAGAACTGAAAGCACACAACGCTGCTGTGGAAAAGATGTTTCAACAGATCAAACCAATTGTTGAGGGCAATGACTGCAACGTAGCGCTTCATACCTTGCTGATTACTTTGGCCGCTTGTGGAAGCCAAACTGATATGCCAACTGAGCATTTCAAAGCATTGGTGGTTCAAGAGCTTGATCGTCTGATGCTTGTCCATGCAAAACCAGAGGGCACAGCATGAACTGCAAACACCGCTGGGAGCCGAGCAACTTTGCGATCAAGTACCGCACACCCAACCACTACATTTACCAGTGCCAACGGTGCTGGAAAACGATCAGCGCAATACTGAAGGAGAAGACATGACTCCTGTTCGGCAAAAAAGAATCCGCACACTATTGCGTACAAGGCCGGGAGGCATGACTCCTCTTGAGATTTCAGATGAGTTAAACCTGCACCCTGCCAACGTCAGGAAGTCACTGTTAACCATGCCTGATGTGTATGTTGATCGCTGGCGCTTGGGAAAGCGTGGTCAGTATGAAAAAGTTTGGGTTGCTGTTCATGTGCCTGAAGACTGCCCACATCCCAAAGACCGCCTCAAGTGGGGTGCTTTTTATAAGAAACCAAAGACCCAGTGGGTCGTCGTTGAAGGAACAATGCAATGAAATGTAAATGCCACCCAGAATCCCCGTTCCTTTGGATGAACAACCCTCAATTAAGCATGTTTGTCAAAGACGTTTATTTCCGTCCCAAGAAGACTCAGGTCTACGAGAACTTAACCAAAGAAGAGAACGTCATTGCTTACAAGCAGTTTTCTATCTACAGCAGAGCAAACCCAGGTGTCAAACCAACATTGAACAAGCACGAGCTATGAAGAAAAAATCAAAGTACAAACCCCGTGGTGTTCGCTACGACAACTTGTCTTGGATTCTTGCAGGGATGAAAAAGGTTGGTTCATTGCCTACTGCTGGCGTAGAACTCAAGTTAAAAAATCACAATTCTCTTAACATGATCCTAATGGGCAACGGCACACGGGAACACGTTGATGTGCTGATCTCTGCTGTCAACATGAGTGAAGCCCTTATCCGTATTAGAGATGAGTTGGGTATGGATTGGAAGGACGAGATCAAAGCAGCACAGGACGCCATTTACACAATGGGTAAGCGTGGCATTGAGAGGGAAAGATTTGCTTTCACAGGCCCAGAGATGACTGCTGTCAAGCTGGTGATGGATCTGCATGATGCCCAACTGGACGATTGTTCTGTCAAAGAGATGGAGCAAGCCTTGTTCATTGTGAACGAGGAGATCCGACTTAAGAAGTGCAGACCTATTGTGGAGATGGCATGATTGATTTTGTAGCTTATAATTCAAGCCATGAAACAACGTGGTGGCTCCAGAAAAGGTGCTGGTCGTAAAAAGATCAGTGAAGAGGGTCGGACTATCCGAGCAAGGGTAGGTCCGGTTCACGAACAAGCATTGATGCTGGCAGGGAACGGTTCCTTGTCAGAAGGCATTCGTAGATTAGCTGACAAGCACTGGAGATTGGTACATGGAGAACCCAAACAAAGCAATTCAGTACATCATAAATACAGCCCCCCTGTACGCACAGGCCAAGGGCCAAAGGATGTACCTGGAGGAGATGAGAAAGTCGGTCAAGGCAAAGTTGATGAAGTCTTGCTCGGAGACAGTACTGGGTAAGCAAGAGATCTATGCCTATGCCCATCCTGACTACATAGAGATCCTAGAGGGGATCAAGGTAGCTGTTGAGCAAGAGGAGAACTACCGCTGGATGATGGCTGCTGCTCAGGCTCGCGTGGAAGTATGGAAGACCCAGAAATATTCAGAACGTGCAGAAGCCAGAAATCTTTGATACACTACGCTCGTTGTAGTGACTCACAACAAATGAAAGCCGTTTACACATGCGTTTGGCCCCCTGAGAAATCGTGGGGGGAGTCACCCGAATGCAGTTGTAAACGGCTTTTTTTGTTTCACAACGACTCGGACACCATGCGGTACGTCAGTGGTGGAGTCTTAAATAACCCTGTTACACGAGCAAGCCAGAGCAGGGACGGTGGGCGAATTCCTAGAGCCGGGTGGTTGAAACAAGTCTGGGATAGTGCAGTGCGAGGACATGGCTCCAAAGATCACAGGCACAGAGCGAACTGTATTCACTTACGGTAAGGCTGTGCTTTGCTCAGACATTCACCAAAGATCACTTTATGAACAACAAACTCAATAAAGAAGAACGTATCCACCTTGCTCTGATCAAGGAATTACCTTGTTCAGTGTGTGATGCTCCCGGTCCAAGTGAGGCTCACCACATCAAACAAGGCCTTCAGTACACCTGTGTAGCTCTTTGCGTTGACTGCCACAGAGGTCCAGTACTAGGCTTACACGGCCAAAAAAGGATGTGGGCCATCAAAAAGATGGATGAGTTGGATGCCTTGAACGTCACTTTGAAGAATTTGTTCAAGATCATTTGAAATCCAAAAGCCTTTGGAATCTCAAAACTTTCAAAACCTTTGAGATCCAAAAAATTGGTTAACTTGACTTCCAAAATCCTTAGCAAAAGTTTTCTGAAAAACTGCCTCTTTTAAGGGTTTACCCTAATACCCTGAAAGTGAGCACTCACTTCACCAGAAAACTAGCAGCGCATGAGACACTGGTGACAATGCCCCTAGAAACCCCTTAAAAAGCCCATGCAAGCCACTTTTGATGCTTGCCTATACCTAGTATGCCAAAACGGTAAAAATCGCTTGTAGGCCGTTTAAATCAATGTTCAAAGAGTAAGCGCTTACTAACTTGGCAAACCCAAAAAAACCCGGAACGAATCCGGGATTCTTTGGAATTGTCAGTTAGACAAAATCAACTAACACCCAAAAATTGTCAGGTTTGACACTTCGCCATTGTTTAGGGTTATCGCAACAAGTGACTATCAAACCCAATTCATGCACCCCGGTGACTTTCCACAATGTCGCAGCATCCAGCGTAGTGATAACGCCTATTTGGCCGATTTGGTTTTCTATGTGCATGATGGAAGCCCCTTTGTTAAGCAAATGCAAGATACGCCGTTTTCACGGACAGTGAAGCGGTCATAGGTGATAGATCCCTCGTGATCTAAAAATTCGTTTTCTGTGACCCGTTTTATATCCGGCCCGTCTTCCAGGTCAAAGTCAACGATAAAAAAACGTACATCAATTTTCATGCTGCCACCAATCGAATTACTTTGTTCATCTTCTTGCCATGCGCTGGGTAAGCAATGAGAGGGATAGATTTATCCCAGCAAGCCCTACAACCTGAGCAGTTACCGCCGTGAGCATAAGCTTCGCACAATTTGACCCCTTCAGAAGCTTGGAAGGTCTCAGGATCAGGGCCGATAACAGACCCATGTAAGCCAGGGATATATTCCCCGATAACGCTATCACTTGAAAAGCGCACCATTACGTTATCCAAGCTTTGCATCTCACGCAAAACAAGGGCGAATTTAGGGAATTTATGCATCCTTGTTGGCAACCAATGATTGCACCAAGGGGTACGGCGCATAACCTCTAACATCTTTTCCGCTAAACCCAGCGAATACATATCGCCTGAATCAAACCACCGGAAATATCGGTCTGAATCTAACTCTTCCACCATGTCATCAACCCATTCCATGCGCTGCCAATCTTCACGATTAGACAATCTTGGGGCTTTGACGTTGGGGTAGTTGTAATTCCCTGTAGTTGCATAGCATCCTTTGCAAGCATCAACCAAGACACCGGGAGAGGATATAGATCCGGGACAAGTGTCCAAAGCCTGAAGAGACCATGAACGAGCATTCAATTTTGAGGTGTTAGATATTTTGATCATATTAATTCCGTGAATATATTGAAGGGGTTATTTACATCTGGTAGATATAAACAAACAAGGGAGTAAAAGCAGTGATAACAAAAATCACAGCATATGCAAGGTCAATAAAAAAGCTTTTCATTTTGAAACCTCAAAAATGTATTCAAGACAATCACAGGCCAATACATAATCTCTTGCATCATGATATTTTGTAAATTTATATTCATCAGACACAGACAGGCAATGGCCGGGCTTAACATTCAAAAGCCATTCATTTAATTGATCATGTTCATCATCATCCAAGCCTGATGCATCATCATTTATCAAAGCAGAAGCCCAAAAATCAGGCAGTGTGAATTTAATGGTTTTCATTTGGTTATCTCACTGAATAGGGGTGTGGCAGGGTGTCTGATCCTGTGGCTTTTCTTTCCCCAGCATCAGCATGTATAGCGGGTTCAATGGCATCAGTTAAATCTGTCAAATCGTCTTCTGTCAGAAGCTCCAAGACGCTAGTGCCGTCCAATGAAACATCATTCAATTGAACCTTGTAGATGCCCTCGAAATCGTGCCATGCTGATCCCTCTACCCATACATGGGCATTACGAACCTGATGTTCGAATTCGATTGTGATTGTGGGGGGATTGTGTCTGTACATGTTAAGCACCTTGATTTGTGAATTGATCGTAAGCCACCATATCGGCATGGACACGGCCAAAAAGGGCAGCAAAGGCCTCTAGCAGGGTTTCGCGGTTATTTGTGTCTGCCAGCATGTAAGCGCATCCAATGGCACATGCAAAGCTGCCATATGTTTCTTGCATGCGCTTTGCTGCTTTCCAAGCTTGATCGTGTGTCAGTGTGTTCATGATATTTCCTTGATAGTTGAACAAATGAAGGGGAAAAAAGTCTGCCCTTTCACATACATAGCAGGAAAGATTCGTGCCAGTTGCTGTAAGTCGTTGATTCCATTGACTGCTCCAAATCCCTAATAGGGTTTACCCTTGGGACTAAAGAATTCATTTGATTTTGTAGCCACAGTACAACCCGCGAACAACCAACAGCCTCATGCATTGTGATGCTCTATCTATAGGGGATTAGATAGAGTCTGTAGTAAGGGATAAGACAAGGGCTATAGAGGGAAACCATAGAGGGTAGAGGGTAGACAAGGGCAGCTATAGATCAAGCCTCATAGACCCTAAGATCAAACCATAACCAACTTTAATGCTACCGCTCTATCATTAGCATTTGCGTGCATGAGACAAGCTGTATAGATCCACAGTACTGGGCATCCATCCAGCAGGGTTTACCCTCATAGGGTTTCTACCTAGGGGTTAACGAGCATAGGGTTATCCCTGATAGGGTTAGTGCGTAAGGGTAGGGTTTACCCCCCCTTGTTAGAAAAGAGGGGGCGTCTGTGACAGGGGCGCTAAACACACATGAATTCCATAGACCCCCCTATAGGCCTAACAAACAGTCCCTACCCTTCCAAAAAATTTTTTCAGGTTTTAGGATTAGAATTTGTAGACATTAAATCAAGGAGCAGATATGGCTGGATTTCCTATGCGTAGGGCACTAGAGAAGAAGATTGAGGGTATGGGAGGGATAGAGTTTGTTGCTGCTCACATAGCGCAGGGTATGACGATAGGTAGGTTGGCTGAGTTCATTGAGTGTTCTCGGCCTATGCTCAGTTTCTGGATCAACCAAACGGAAGAGCGTAGGACTGCTGTACTGGGGGCTAGGAAGTTAAAGGCTGAGAAGTTAGCTGAAGAGGCTTTGGAGATTGCTGACCAAGTGGATGAGACAAGTAACTCGGGGGTTAATAAGGCGAGATTACAGGTGGATACGAGAAAATGGATGGCTGGTAAGCTGGACCCTGAGAATTATGGGGATACGGCCAAGACGCAGGTTAATGTGAATCTGGGTGATTTACACCTCCAAGCGTTGAAGCACTTAAAGGCTGAAGTCATTACATTGGAAAGCAATGAATAATCCGTTTATTGATTTTATTAAGCTTTACAGAAATGACCCTGTTAAGTTTGTCAAAGAGGTTCTGGGAGTAGAGCCTGATGAATGGCAACAGGATTTTCTAACTGCTGTGGCTACCGGAGAAAGGAAAATCTCCATTCGTTCTGGTCACGGTGTTGGTAAATCTACAACCGCCAGTTGGGCCATGCTTTGGTTCTTGTTAACCAGATATCCCGTTAAGGTGGTGGTTACTGCCCCCACTTCTGCCCAACTCTACGATGCTTTGTTTGCTGAACTAAAGCGATGGGTTAAAGAACTCCCTCAACCGATTCAGGATCTTCTTGATGTCAAACAAGAGCGTATTGAACTGAAGGCCAGTGCGACAGAAGCGTTTATCTCGGCAAGAACAAGTAGAGCAGAACAACCAGAAGCCCTACAAGGCGTTCACTCGGATAACGTGATGTTGGTGGCAGACGAGGCTTCCGGTGTTCCTGAGGCGGTGTTTGAGGCCGCTGCTGGTTCTATGTCCGGCCATAACGCTTTGACCATCCTACTGGGTAACCCCGTCCGGTCTTCTGGGTTCTTTTTTGACACACACAATCGCCTAAAAGACGAGTGGTGGACCAGTAGAGTCTCTTGTATTGACAGTACTCGGGTGAGTGATGAGTACGTCAATGACATGAAATCTCGCTACGGAGAGGAATCTAACGCCTTCCGCATCCGTGTTCTAGGTGAGTTCCCAAGAAGCGATGACGACACCATCATCCCTATGGAGCTACTGGATACTGCCAAACACAGAGATACCCGTGCCTATGAAGACGCTCCCATCGTTTGGGGGCTGGACGTTGCCCGTTTTGGTTCCGATTCGTCAGTTCTGTGTAAGCGTCAGTCTAACGTGGTCCATACTTTGGAGAGGTGGAGGAACTTGGACCTGATGCAATTAACGGGTGCGGTGGTTGCTCAGTACGAAGCCTGTGACCACAAGACCCGTCCAACAGAGATCCTGGTTGACAGTATCGGCTTGGGGGCTGGTGTGGTTGACCGACTGAGGGAGCTAAACCTTCCGGCTCGGGGAATCAACGTGTCCGAGAGTCCGGCTATGGGGGGGACGTATCTCAATTTGAGGGCTGAACTTTGGCATAAAGCCAAGGCTTGGCTGGAGAAAAGGGACTGCAAAATACCGAATAACGAGGATTTGATTGCTGAACTGGCGACAGTCCGGTACAC